AACGTATGCAAACGCCGTGCCAGCCCGTTTTCCATCAAAATCCGGGGAAATGATGTTGAAACCGATACGGAGGGGTGACGGAAATCGTCAACGGGTTGCCGCAAAGTGTCGGAGGTTGCCATTAATTGTCATGTAACTGCATAATCCGTGCCATCCGCCCGATTCCCGCGCGCGCGCCTGCGCATACGTGCGCCCGCACACGCGAGCATCCGTATGTGTGCATGTATGCCGCCGTCGGCAGGACAATCCCCTATAATCCGCCGCCCGTATATGCCGACATTATCCAGCGCATGTAATCCGCATAATCAATCCAACTTGAATGCGTGCATTACCCGGCGTGATTATCAAGTCGGAAAGCTCGATTATAATGCGCATCTGTTAACTGAATGGCCGGTGGGGGCAAATTCTCTGCGCGATAAATTTTTATATTCCTCTTTCCATATTTTTAGAACTATGAGTATGTGGTACCAATAATGAATTCATATTTGGTACCTTCCGACGGCCCCTCTACCGCCCTCCCGCCCTCCCGCATATACTCCCCGCAAGGGTGCAAGCCGCCCTCACTAGATAGGTAGGAAAATGGCCGCCGTCCCCATCCAGAAAATAAACTATACCCACGACAATATGATTGATCTGATCATTAGTCAGCCGGGTATCTCCCAGGGTGCACTTGCAGCTCTCTTCGGCTACACGCAGTCGTGGATTAGTACGATCATGGCTAGTGATGCGTTCAAGGAACGCCTCGCCGCCCGGCGGATGGAAGTTGTAGATCCCGTCCTCGTCGCTACGATCGAGGAACGCTTCGAAGCCGTAACGATGCGCTCGCTCGAGGTGCTGCAAGAGAAACTCGAACAACCCCACACTGCTGTCTCGGATCAGCTCGCCCTCCAGGCCGCCGCACTCGGCGCCAAGGGACTCGGGCGGGGAGGCTTCGGCCAATCCGGCGGCAACATAAACGTCCAGGTGAAAGTGGACGCCAACGAGCGACTCGCCCGCGTGGCAGATCGCCTTACCAACCTAGTCCGCGAGTCGCGGGAAGGAGTAGTAGATGTCAAAGCACGGGTCGTCGGAGAAGAAAGTCAAGGTTCCCAAGCAGATGGAACCTAAGGGCAAGGAGCCGGTGCGTCAGCACTATGCTATGGCAGCTCAAGGCATGAAAGGGAAAAAGAAATGAGTCTACTCGCTAAGCTGGAAAATTGGTTTCATAAGGACGCCGTTGCACCTCTCATCGCCTTCGAAGAGGAAGTCCGCGCTCGGCTGGATGCCCTTGAGGTGAAGGTGGGGCTGAAGGCACCCGCAGCGTCTCCGGCACCGTCGACGGAAAAAGCGTCGTGAAACAAACCTTCCCCGCTAAGACAGTCGGAGCCAGTAAGCTCTACAACTTCGACTTCACCTCCCAACTAGGCGCGGGGGAGACCATCTCCACGCAGCTCGTGCAAGCCGCCGTCTATACCGGGAATGATCCGACGCCGCAGAATATCGTCTCCGGTGCCGCGACAGTCTCCGGCGCGGTAGTCAGCCAGCTCATCACCGCCGGGGTCGTAGGGACGATCTACAGCCTGCTCTGCACCATCAAAACTTCCCTCGGACAGACCCTCCAGCTTCAGGGCTTTCTTGCCATTTCCCAGGGGGCTGTGTGAGGATCATAGAGTTTTCCGTCGCCTCGATCGAGCGGGAACTCGCGGCCATCGAGGCTGCGCCCGCGCAGGGAGCCAATGAGCCCCTTCGGGTCGGGATGCTGATTGTGCTGGACTGGCTGCGGAATGGAGGCACGGAGCCTTCGGGGTATCTCCGCCAGGAGATGAATGATGCAGCTCACCCCAGATATCCTTGAAGGCTTCGCGGGCGGCTACCTTAGTCCCCTCTACGACGATCCTCAGCCAACCCCCGACTTTCACCGCGATTGCTGGGAGTTGTACTGCAGTGATGCGACCTATGCTAGTGTAGCCGCCCCGCGAGGTCACGCCAAGTCAACCGCCCTCACGCACGCCTATGGGATTGCGATGGTGTGCTTCCGCGTCACGGACTACGTCCTACTGGTGAGTGCGACAGAAGACTTGGCGATCGGCCACCTTGAGGATATTGCAAAGCAGTTCCGCGAGAATGATGACCTGAAGGAAGACTTCGGGATTATCAAGTTGCCGGTGGATGCGAAGACGGAAGTCGTCATTAAATTCGAAGACGGCCGCGAGGCAAAGCTGATTGCGAAGGGCAGCGGGCAGAAACTCCGGGGATTGAAGTGGCATGGAAAGCGACCCGGCTTGATTCTCGGGGATGACCTGGAGGAAGATGAGCAGGTCGATTCGCAGGATCGCCGCGTGAAGTTCCGCAGGTGGGTTAATCGCGCCCTCTTGCCTACACTGAGTGCCCGCGGCAAGGCCCGCATTCACGGCACCATCCTTCATGAAGATAGCTACCTCGCCCGCACTATCCGGTCGAATAGTTGGAAGCATCTATTCTTCAAAGCCCATAATGGCTTTGACGACTTCACCCGTATCCTATGGCCGGAGCTATGGCCCGAGGAAAGACTGCGGGAGAAGCGTCAGCAATTCGTTGACGATGGCGACGCCTCGGGCTATTCGCAGGAATACCTCAATAGCCCCTTGGACTCGTCCGACGCATACTTGCAGAAGGATTGGTTCTTCGGCATGACGGAGGATGACTTCGATGCCCCGAAGAAAATCTGTGCCGCCGTGGATTTTGCCGTTAGCTTGCATGACCACGCTAACCGCACTGCGATAGCGGTCGGCGGCGAGGACGCGCGGAATATCCTCTTCGGCCTAGATATGATAGTCGGAAAGTTCGACTCCCTCGAAATCATCGAGAACTTATTCGAGGTGCAGGAAACCTGGGCTCCGGAATATATCTTCGTGGAGAAGGGGCAAATCTGGTCTACACTTGAGCCGATGTTTAAGCGGGAAATGCAAGAGCGTGCGGTGTGGATTAACTTCGTCGCCGTCGCATCCGTCAAGGACAAAGCGACCCGCGGACGGACGTTGCAAAAGAGAATGCGCAACGGCGGCATGAGGTGGGATAAGGAAGCGGAGTGGTACGCCGCCTGCGAGGATGAGATGCTTCGCTTCACGGGGAAAAGCGAGAGCGCGCAGGATGACCAATTCGACGCCTTCTCCCTCCTCGCCCAAGGCTTTGACAAGCACGTTTCCATCGAAGAAGCTAGCGATGTCGAGGAAGACGACATGGATATTGAGACCTTGTGGTATGAAAGCCGCCGGGAAGAATCCCTCGATCAAGGCCGCTCTGCGGTTACGGGTTATTAAAGGAGTGTGAAATGGCTAAATTGACAGCAGCAAAACGCAAGAAAATCCCCGCGAAGGACTTTGCCCTTAGTGGAGGGCGGTATCCTATCGAGGACGCCTCTCACGCCCGGAATGCCCTCGCGAGGATCTCCCAACACGGGACGCCGGCCGAGAAGAAAAAAGTCCGAGCCGCCGTTCATAAGAAGTATCCCTCCATTAAAGTGAAGGATAAATAATGGCCGCGCTGAGTAAGAAGTTACGTCTCTCGAAAGAGATCTGCGAAGCCCCGAACCTCACGGGGCATTTCTCCGATGAAGACCTGGATCACCTAGGACAGCAAGCTTGGTTCGGCTACTTGCAAGACCAGCAGAGCCGCCGCCGGTGGTTGAAGCGAATGGAGGCCGCGATGGATCTCGCCCTTCAACTCCAAAAGGACAAAAGCTGGCCTTGGCCGAATTGCAGTAATGTCGCCTTCCCCCTCGTAACCATCGCGGCCCTGCAATTCCACAGCCGCGCCTACCCTATGATTATCCAGGGTACAGAGGTGGTGCGCTATAAGGTGTGGAATAGCGATCCGCAAGGCGACGAGATGCAACGGGCGCGGCGGATAGGGAACTACATGAGCTGGCAGTTGCTCGAGGAAGATTGCGACTGGGAAGAGCAGCATGACCGGATGCTTATCCAGCTCCCCATCATGGGCTGTGCGTTCAAGAAAACCTACTACAACGGCCAGCACAATGACTCGGAACTAGTAAGTGCCTTCGACCTCGTGATGGACTACTATGCGAAGTCTACTGAAGGCTGCCAACGCAAGACCCATATTATTCAGCAGTACCGGAATGATATCTATGAAAATGTCAAGAAAGGCATCTATCGAAACATCCTGAAGGATGAATGGTATATCTCACCTGAGACGCCGCCGCGCGACGAAGAGAGCTATCGTCGGGACGAACGCCTCGGGATAAGTGAGCCTTCCCCGGATGAGACAACTCCCTTCAAGTTCCTCGAGCAGCATTGCTGGTTGGACTTGGATCAGGACGGGTATGCGGAACCTTACATTCTCACCCTGGATGCGCGCTCACAGACCGTCGTTCGGCTCGTTAGCCGGATTGAGAACTACGAAGCCGACGTTGAGTATAACGTGCATAAGGAAGTCGTTCGCATCAAGGCCCACGAGTACTTCACCAAGTATGGCTTGATTCCCAGTCCAGACGGGGGCATCTATGACCTAGGGTTTGGTATTCTCCTAGGCCCGCTGAACGAGTCAGTCAACTCCATCATTAACCAACTGGTTGATGCAGGCACCCTCAACAACTCCGGCGGGGGCTTCCTTGGCCGCGGCGCGAAGATCCGGGGAGGTGTCTATAATGTATCCCCCTTCCAGTGGGCTCGCGTCGATTCTACCGGCGATGATCTGCGGAAGAACATCTTCCCCCTCCCGACAAAGGAACCCTCCGCCGTGATGTTCCAGCTCCTCGGCCTCCTCATCAACTACACCGAGCGCGTCAGCGGTTCTACGGATATGATGATGGGGCAGAACCCCGGACAGAACACCCCGGCGGAGACCTCCCGCACGATGGTCGAGCAAGGGATGAAGGTCTACTCTAACATCTTCAAGCGCGTCTGGAGAGGGATGAAAGGGGAGTTTAAAAAGCTCTTCGAGTTGAATGGTCTCTACATGCCCGCGAGCGTGAACTACGGCGACAAGGCACTCGCACAGCGGCAGGACTTCTTAGAGGGTGCCGATAAGATCCTCCCCCGTTGCTGATCCGAATGTCACTAGTGAGAGTATGAGAATGTGGCAAGCCCAGGCAGTGAAGCAAGCCGCCATGACTACACCCGGCTATAATATCGAGGAGGTTGAGCGAGACTACCTGCGCGCCTTACGGATTGAGAACATCGACGTTATCTACCCTGGCCCGACCAAGACCCCTCCCCTCCCGAATGCGAAGATCGAAGTGGAGAAGCTCAAACTGCAGGGACAGCAAATGGCGCTCGCGCAGAAGAAGCAAGAGTTCGTCCTAACGATGCAAGAAGAACATCGCCTCAACTCAGCCAAGATTATTCAGCTGGAGGCGCAAGCACATCAATTCCTCGCGCAAGCGCAAGGAGTAGATGCAGGGCACCAGGTGGCCGCATTCAACGCTGCTATCAGTGCTGCCAAGTCCCACAACGATCACCTACGTGGGTTGATTGAGTTAATGATGAAGGAAGCAGAGCATGGACAATCCACTACTCCCGATGGAGGAGGCATGGGCGGAATGGCGAACGCACCCGGTAACCAAGCTAGTCCGGGAATGGGCGCACAAGGAGCGGGAAGCGCTCAAGGAGCAATGGGCTAAGGGAGACTTCACTCGGGAGGATCCCGCCGCCTCAGTGCACTTGAACGCGAACGTAATAGCCCGCTGTGAGGAACTGCAGCGGTTCGTTGATTTGGAATTGATAGATATTTTTGGAGAGCAGGAATGAAAAATGAGTCAGGGGTGGAACCACTAGGCCGCGCCGTACTGGTGCGATACTACGAGGAGCCCGCAAAGGCATCATCGGTTATCTTCATCCCGGAAACGGTACAGGATCGCCTGATGATGCTGGATCAGAAAGCCGTTGTGGTGGAAGTGGGGCCGGCGTGTTGGCCTGATGAGCCGCAGCGAGCTGCCCCCGGCGATCTGGTGATGATTGCCAAAATGTCTGGAGTCCCTATGGTTGGCCCGCGGACGGAAGCAGTACCGCATGGTCAATGATCGGGATATCTTTGCACGTATTACTACGAAGGAGTGATGATGGCTGAGCAAGTAGAAGTTGAAGCATCCAACCTAGGCTGGGTGCCACAGGAG